CGGCGGCCCATGCCGCGCCTTGTGCCTGACAGGCGCGGGGACCATTACGTTCACCACCGGCGCGGGCAACAACATCACGCTGACGGTATCGGCCAACTGGTTCGGCATCCAGTACATCCGCGCCAGCCGCATCCTGGCGACTGGCACCACGATCACCGCAGGCAACATCATCGCTTGCTACTGAAGGGAACAAGGACATGGCCGTAAAACAGGTAACAGTACCCGCACTGGTCGACGCCATTACTGGCGCCGTCGTGGGGTTTGTAGGCGCGGACAGCAAGGAATACCTGTTCAAGGATATCCAAAGCAGCAGCTCCTTCTTGACAACAACTGCTTCAACCGCGTTTCCGGTCGGGCTTGACGACATGGCGCACGCGGAGCGTGCTGAACTCGACTGGGCGCCTACCTCCGCGTCCAGCGCGGTAGTGGCAGCTCGGCAAACCGTACTGATGGCCAAGACCAACTCGGCCAACATGATCGCCCCGGGCCACGGTATTGGCGACATCACGCTGATGGCCGCGTCCGGCGGGGGCTCGGTCAACCTGCTGATGGCCGAGGAGACGCGTATTCAACTGCGCGATTCCACCACAGTCACCGAGCTGGTGGGCACGAAGATTGTGTTTGACCCTGCGAACGTCGGCACGCTGAACACGCTCACACTGCACAGCTTGGACGACAACAGCGCTTCAGCGCCCTACGTAACGGTGATCCGCGACCAGTACCTGGACCCGCGCTACGTCTGCTACAACAACGGCGGCCTGGTGCAGACCCCCAACATCCTGGCGACGAACTACACGTTCAAGGACTCGGACAGCGGCAAGATCTTCTACTGGAACAGCGCATCGAACGGCACGTTCACAGTGCCGGCCGGCCTCACCGACGGCGCACGCTTCACCATCAAGCAAGGCACGCTCGGCGGCACCGTCACCATCGTCACCAGTGGGCGCACCGTACTCGGCAACTCCCCGCGCCTGACCACCGTCAAGTCTCTCGACTCGGTGGAAGTGCTTGTCGGCGGTGCAGGCGCGTACCTGATCAACACCTGGCAGGAGCCGCTGCCGATTTTCGCCACCCTCAGCACTGCAGTCATGACGCTGAACGCTACCACAATGGTCAACCTGACCGGGCTTTCCGGCACGGTAGAGGCAAACGCCACCTACGAGGTGGACATCATGGTTTCGTTCAGCAGCGCCATCGTCACCCAGGCCTTGAAGCTTGGGCTGGCCAGTCTGCCCACAGGCTCTGTGCAGCTCGAAGGTGTGATCTACAACACCAACGTGGCAGGGACTGCGGTGCCTGCGTTCAAGAGCATGTTGTCGTCTGCTGAAGCTGTCACCGGCGTAGCGGGCGCCACCTCGGTAACGAGCGGTCAGATGCTGGGCCGTATCCGAGGACGCATTACCACGACAGCCGCCGGCACTTTCACAGTGACATGCGGGGCAATCGGCACCACCGGCAACCTCACCATCGCTATCGGCGATGCCTACATGAAACTGCGGAAGGTAGCGTAGCGATGACCATTACCAGCATGAAGATGGGCGACAACGATGACTGTTACGCCAGCGCGCCCAACCCGTATGGCTACGGCTTGCGCATCAACCTGTCGGAAGACCAGGTCGAAGCCCTGGGCCTGAAGGCGAACCCGCCGGCGGCCGGCAGCAAGGTCGGTATCCGAGGCCTGGCGTTCGTGTGTTCAGTCACGACCGATGCCGACCTGGATGGTGACGGCGACGGTATCGATGTCTGCTTGACGTTGCAGATCACCGACCTGGAAGTCACATCTGCGGGCGTCGATAACACCAGCGCAGCCTCGTTGCTCTACGGGCCGGCGAGCTGAGGTATACAACGGTTTTCGCGAATTACATAGAGTGCACCCATGGAACTAGACCCACTTGACACTGATGCGAAAGACGAGCTGCAACGCCGCCGCGAAGACCTCGCCAAAGCTGAGCACCGTCTGCACGTTGAAGACTACAAATGGCTCATGAGTTCCAAGCGGGGCCGGCGCATAGTTTTTCGCCAATTGGAATCGGCAGGTGTGTACAGGACATCGTTCAACACCAACGCCCTCCAGATGTCGTTTAACGAAGGCGGACGCAACCAGGGCTTGATGCTCCTTGCGTTCATAACCGAACACACCCCGGAACGTTATGCGGAAATGATTGAGGAATCCAAACAGTGACGACTGAAGCCACCGCGACAGCAGATGCCGGGAACACAACCACTACCGCTGCTCCTGCCGCTGCGACAACAACCGATTCCAGCACCGTCCTTACCGCGACGACTGAAGCACCTGCTGCCGCAGCTGCAACTACCGTCGCAGAAGGCACGACAGCCGCAACCGAAGCGACCACGGAAGCACCGAAGACCGAAGCCCCGGCAGTGAAGGCGCCGGAGAAGTACGACTTCAAGGCCCCGGAAGGCCAAGCACTCGCCCCGGAAGTAATGAGCGAGTTCAGCAAAGTCGCCAAGGAGATGGACCTGTCGCAGGACCAGGCTCAGAAGCTGGTCGACTCCGTAGCCCCGCAGATGTTGCAGGCGCAGAAAGCGGTGTTCGACAAGCAGGTATCGGACTGGACCGAAGCCGCCAAGACCGACAAGGAGTTCGGTGGCGAGAAGCTGAACGAAAACCTGGCTGTGGCCAAGAAAGCACTTGAAACGTTTGGAACACCGGAATTGACGAAGCTGCTGAACGATACCGGGCTGGGCAATAACCCCGAGATCATCCGCGCCTTCTACAAAGCCGGGAAGCAAATTAGCTCAGCTTCGTTTGTGTCAGGCAACAAGGCGCCGGTTTCGACCAACGCTTCTGCCGCAAGCAAGCTTTACCCCGACATGCCGTCATAACTGTTAAGGAACTCTCAACATGGCCGTACTCTCTACTGGTGCACTGACCCTGGCGGATTGGGCAAAACGTTTGGACCCGGACGGCAAAGTGCCGGTCGTTGCCGAACTGCTCAGCCAGTCCAACGAAATTCTTGAAGATGCTGTGTTCATGGAAGGCAACCTGCCGACCGGTCACCGCGTCACGATCCGTACCGGCCTGCCTGCCGTGTACTGGCGCTCGCTGAACCAAGGCGTGCCATCCAGCAAGTCGACCACCGCGCAGGTGGATGAATCTTGCGGCATGCTCGAAGCGTACAGCCGTGTCGACAAAGACCTGGCCGAGCTGAACGGCAACACTTCGTCTTTCCGCCTGTCGGAAGACCAAGCGTTCCTCGAAGCGATGAACCAGACCCAAGCGCAGACCATGTTCTATGGCAACCCGGCCACTGACCCACGTCAGTACCTGGGCCTGGCTACTCGTTACGGTGCGATCTCCGGCGCCAACAACAGCCAGAACATCCTGAACGCTGTCGGTACTGCCGGCGCCACCAACACCAGTATCTGGCTCGTTGTGTGGGGTGACAACACTGTGTTCTGCCCGTTCCCTAAAGGTTCGAAAGCAGGCCTGGTGCAGGAAGATACCGGCCAGCTGACCGTGTATGACGGCAATAACAACCCATACCAAGCGTTCCAGACCCACTACCAGTGGAAGAACGGCCTGGTGGTCAAAGACTGGCGTTACGTGGTTCGCATTGCGAACATCAGCGTGACCAACCTGGTGGCCAACACCACCCCGCCTGATCTGGTGTCGCTGATGTCTCGTGCATTGGACCGCGTTCCAAACCTGGCTATGGGCCGTGCTGCGTTCTATATGAACCGCACCGTCTACAGCTTCCTGCGTCTGCAAGCGTTGGCGAAGTCGCAGAACGCCCTGGCGATTGAGAAAGGCCTGAATCAGTTTGGTTCGCCGACCTCCTGGATGTCTTTCGAAGGTGTGCCGCTGCGTCGTGTTGACCAGTTGCTGACCACCGAAACGCAGATCGCGTAATGGGCAGCCAGTTCGTTATCTGGTCCCAACCCTGGCCGGTGGTTAACTCCACCGCCTCCTGGCTTCGCTACTTGTCGATGATTCCGGCAAGCGGCCAACTGATTCAGTAAGGAACGTCATCATGATCAACGACGCACTCTTGCAATTCTCTGGTGGTTACAACCCGACTTCGGGCCAGTCCCTGATCGGCGCGGCAGCCACCACCACTTCCACTAACGTCATCGACACCGCTGGCGTGGGCTTCGGCAACACCGCCCGCGACATTGGCCAAGGCCAAGCGCTGGAGATCATGATCGAAGTGATCCAGGCTTTCGCTGGCGGCACCTCGATGCAGGTCCAATTGGTGACTGCGGACGACGCCGCGATCTCGGTCAACGTGACCCCGATCGTGATCGAACCCGCCGTGCTGACTGCTGCGCTGACCGCCGGCAAGCTGATCCCGCTGCACTGGGATCGCTCTGCACCGTCGCCAGCACGCCGCTACGTTGCGTTGCAGTACACCACCGTCGGCACCATGACGGCCGGTTCTGTCAACGCCTTCGCGGTAACCAGTGTGCAGGACGTTGGCAACAACACCCTGTTCAACTCCGGTTTCTCGGTGTCCTGATAAAGGCGCGGCGCTTCGGCGCCGCTTTCCTTGGAGGTTTGAACATGGCACTTGCCCGCGCACTTGTGACGCTGTACCACCAGAACACCATGCGTGTTCCCGGTGAAGAATTTGAATACGAAGGTAAGTTGGATAATCCGGCTACCGACGGCATGGAGTGGGTCAACAAAAAGACCACTGCTGCGGCCAAGAAGGCTGCCGCCGACAAGCTCGCCGCGCTTCAGGATGAGGCCGCACAAATCAAGACCGCTCTTGACGCCTTGCGCGTTGAGCTGGAACAAGACCCTTCGCGCTCCGACCTGGTCGCCCAGGTACTGGAAACCGAGAGCAAATTGCAGGATGCCGAGAAAGCTGTCGTCGACGCAACTCCGGCTGACGACGCCGACCTGGTTTAACGATCATCGTGGTGGGTGAGACTTGACGGGGCCTTGCGCCCCGTTCTTTTTAGAGGTGCCCCATGCCATCAGAAACAGACATCTGCAACCTGGCGCTGTCGAACATCGGCGATACCGCTACGGTCGTGTCGATCAGCCCACCCAGTGGCAGCGTACAAGCAGTACACTGCGCGCGCTTCTATCCCATCGCGCGTAACTCGATGCTGGAGATGCACCCGTGGGACTTCGCTGTGAAGCGGGTGCCTTTGGCTCTGCTGTCCGAAACACCCCCAAGCCCCTGGCAATACGTCTACGCTTCCCCCGGGGACGCCTTCAACCTGATCTCTATTCTCGACCCAACAGCGACCGATGACTACAGCGCCGGGCTGATCCAATACGGCAGCTACCAAGGTCCACCGGGCGCCATGGTCGGCATCTATACTCCACAGCCTTTCACCAGTGAAACCGATCCTACCGGCACCCAGGTGATCTACACCAATCAGCAGAACGCCGTGCTGCGGTACTCCGCGTTAGTCACTGACACCACGCAGTTCAGCCCCTTGTTCGTCACAGCGCTTGGCTATCTTTTGGCGTCGATGCTGGCCGGCCCGGTGATCAAGGGATCTGAAGGTCGCGCCGAAGCGAAGGCCCAGTACCAGCTGTTCAAAGCCGCGATGGCCGAAGCCACTGAATCCGATTCCAATCAACGCCGTGTCCACCCGACGCAAAGCGTGGGTTGGATCGCCAACAGGTAGGAAACCATGGGCGAAAAAACGTTTGACAAATCCTTCGCCGCCGGGGAGGTGACGCCGGAGATGTTCGGGCGCGCTGATCTCGCGAAGTACCAGACCGGCCTGGCGTTGTGCCGCAACTGCTTCGTGCTCCCCCATGGGCCTGTGTCGAACCGTGCGGGTACGGAATACGTGAACGAGATCAAGAACAGCGCGAACCCCGCGCGGTTGATCCCCTTCACGTATTCGTTCTCTCAAACGATGATCATCGAGGTGGGCGCCGGGTATTTCCGGTTCCACACCCAAGGCGCTACGCTGCTGAGCGCTGGCGTTCCTTATGAGATCACCAACACTTTCACGCAGTCGGAGCTATTCGATATCCATTACGTCCAGTCGGCCGACGTAATGACCCTGGTGCACCCCAACCATCCGGTGCAGGAGCTGCGCCGCCTGGGCGCCACGAACTGGACGTTGACCGCCCCGACGTTCGCGATCCCAACGTATTGCCCTACCGCAGTGACTGCGGTGGCTACGGCTCCGACCACTACGTCCTGGTTCCCTATCAACCACCAGTACGTGGTGACCACGGTCAACACCGGCGACCTGCAGGAGTCGATTGCTTCCAACCTCACCGTAGCTGTATCGAACGACCTGACCTTGGCCGGCAACTACAACACGATCAGCTGGACGCTGCCTGTGGGAGCGAACCAAATCCGCTTCAACGTGTACAAACTGGTAAACGGGCTTTATGGCTACCTCGGGCAGGCAGGGCCGACCGGCACCAGCTTCAAGGACAACAACATCTCACCGGATGCCACCCTGACGCCGCCGATCATGGACAGCGGATTCAATGACGCCCCGGGGAATTACCCGGGCGCGGTGTCCTACTACCAGCAGCGGCGCTGCTTCGCCGGCAGCACCAACAATCCCCAGAACGTGTGGATGACGATGTCGGGCACTGAGTCGAACATGACTTACACGATACCCGTCACTGCGCAGAATCGCATCGCGTTCCGCATCGCTGCCAGGGAAGCGTCGGGCATCCGGCACCTGGTGCCGATTGCCAACCTGGTGATGCTGACCCCGAGCTGCGAATGGAAGTTGTCATCCACTGACGGCTCCGCGCTCCAGGCGAACAACCTGAACGTGCAGCCTCAAAGCTACATTGGTGCCAACAATGTCACGCCGGTGGTGGTCGGTAACGCCATCCTGTTCAGCCAGGCGCGCGGCGGCCGGGTGCGTGAGATGGCGTATAACTGGAACGCCCAGGCGTATCTCACTAACGACATTAGCGTGTTGGCTCCTCACCTGTTCGACTACAACAGCATCGTTGACATGACTTTCAGCCGAGCGCCGTATCCAATCCTCTACTGCGTGTCGAGTAACGGCAGCCTGCTGGGCATGACCTACGTGCCTGAACAACAGATCGCTGCGTGGTTTCACCATGACTTCAGCGGTTTTGTTGAATCGGTATGCGCGATCACCGAGCAACCGGCAGGGACCAACGCCAGCGAGGACATGGTGTATGTGATCGTCAATCGGGTACTCAACGGCGTCACCAAGCGCTATGTAGAGCGGATGCACACCCGGTATTACAACACCCAGTCGGATGCGTTCTTCGTAGATAGCGGCGCGACCAACTTCCTGCCGGGCACCTACACCCGCTCCGGCCTGGTGGTGGCGGCGAACATCCCTCGCCACGGGGTGTCTGCGGGCAACAGTCGATATTTCTCTTTCAGCGATACCACGCTGAATGGCAATTACATCGTGACTTCAGTGGTGGACGTGGACAACATCACCTTGACGTTGTCGTCTGTTGGCCAGGGCGCGGGGACCATCTCCATGACCTCGGTGTTTCAGGTGTCCTCTATCAGCGGCTTGACCTGGCTGGCGAACCAAACGGTAAACGTCTTGGCAGATGGCGCTGTGATCCCGCAGACCACCGTCAGCGCCGGCGGCGTCGTGACTCTGCCTTACCCGGTGACCAAGGTGGTGGTGGGGCTGCCGATCACATCCCAGGTGCAGACATTGCCCTTGACGTTGCCGGTGGACACCGCCACAGGGGAAACCCTTGTCAAGAACGTGGATCAAGTATGGCTGCGGTTATACCGCTCGTCCGGAGTCTACGTCGGCCCGGACTTCAACAAGATGACTTTGGCCACGCAACGCACTCCCGACGATTTGCCGGGCAACCCTTTGGCGCTATTCACGGGCGTGCTGCCGGTGGTGCTGACACCAGAGTGGGGGCAGGACGGCCAGGTGTGCGTACAGCAGACGGACCCGCTGCCGATGACACTGGTGGCTATTGCAACGGACACGACCATGCGGTAATCTGCGGACTCAGATGAGCGTAAAGGCGAGCCTCCACGGGCTTGTGCTGACCGACCGTGATTACCGACAGCACTATCTGAGACGGTCAACCAACGCCAAACGATCTCCCTAGATCGTGCAGCACTAAAAGCCCCAGCCTAAAAACCTGGGGCTTTTTCTTGTCAGGTATACAACCCCCCTCGCGCCCGCGCCCACAATCCGACACATTCAAAGTGGAGGAATTTTCATGGCCGCAAGTGGCGCGATGATGGCGGCGGGCGCCGTAGCCAATGCTTATGGGTCGTACCGATCCTCTAAAGCGCAGCAAGCGTCTCTCGATTACCAATCGTCGGTAGCGGAAAACAACGCCAAGACTGCGCAGACTCAAGCCACTTTCGCCCTGAACGACGGGCAGACCGAGGCGCAAACCCAGGATTTAAAATCCGCGCAGATGCTCGGCGCGCAACGCGCAGCCCTGGCCGCGAACAACGTCGACTTAGGCTCAGGTTCAGCGAACAACATTCTTACAACTACCAAGTTCATGGCCAACCGCGATCACGCGCAGATCACGGACAATGCCATGCGGCGCGCCTGGGGGTATGAAGTCCAGGCAGCGGACTATTCGTCCAACGCTAAAGCCCTGTCGTCCATGTCCGACAACATCAGCCCGGGCCTCGCCGTTGGTACTTCTTTGCTCGGTAGCGCCAGTCAGGTCAGTAGCGCGTGGAACCAATACGCCGCCGCGAATGGGCAACCCTCCACGGGGACCTCGATCAAGAACTGGTTCAACTCCTAAGGATTTTTCTTCATGCCTACGGTGCCAACCTACGATACCCCCCAGGTCGCCCCCTCCGCGATTCCCGGTGCTTCCGTTCAAGGATTGAGCCCACGGCAGCTTGACCAGGGTCAGGAAAATGATCGAAACCTGCAACGCGCCGGCCAGAGCCTGCTGAATCTCGGCAGTGAAACCTCGGCCGCCATGAACCGCGAGCAGATGCTCGCCAACCAGGTGCGCGTGGACGATGCGCTCAACAAAGTCCGCGCGGCGCAACAGCAGTTGACCTACGATCCGACGCAAGGATACATCAGCAAGACCGGCCCTGCCGCCATTGAGCCGAACGCTGAAGGGCAGGGCTTGACCGACGTTTACGGCAGCAAATTGCAAAGCACCATCGATGAAGCATCAAGCGGTTTGGCCAACCCGGCCCAGCAGCGCGTGTTCCAGGAGCAGGCGGCGAACTTGCGCACCCAGTTCGATGGTCAGTTGCAGAATCACGTTCTGAAGGAATACACGCAGTTTGGGTTGCAAACCCAACAGGGCACCGTGGACCTGGCGCAGAACGCCGCAGTCAATCAGTGGAACGATCCTGAAGCGATCAACCAGCAGCTCGACAGCGCCAAGGCCGCCGTATGGAAAGCTGGCCAGCTCACCGGCGAACCGGCGAACCTGACCGAAGCGAAAATGATGCAGACCGCGAGCAAGATCCACCTGGGCGTGATCGATGCCGCGTTGCAGAACAACAACCCGGAGTACGCCGTCGCCTACATCAACAAGTACAAGGACGACATGACGGCCACCGATGCGCTCAAAGCGCAGGGCGTCGTGCGCCAGGATATGACGGCCCGTGTGGCCACCGGCACCGCTATGACCGCTATGGCCCAGCACCGCGCCGGCTTCCAGCCGACTGACATGGATCGGGTTCTTCAGATCACCGCGCAGACCGAGAGCAACAACAATCCGAACGCCGAAGGCCCGATGGTCAAAGGCCAGGGCACTGCGAAGGGCTCGATGCAGGTGATGGACGCTACGAACACCGACCCAGGTTTCGGCGTTACGCCAGCGGCAGATAACAGCCAAGCCGAGCGTGTCCGCGTGGGCAAAGAGTACATGGCTGCCATGGTCCAGAAGTACGGCGGCAACACGGCGCAAGCCTGGGCGGCATACAACGCTGGCCCCGGCAACGTCGACAAAGCGATCAAAGACGCTGGCCCGACGGGCGACTGGCTGGGCGCACTGGCCAATTACCAGTCGCCAGAGAACCACACGCAGACTGTGAACTACGTTCAGAAGAACCAGGCCGCGTACGCCAACGGCGCCGGCGCGCCGCCGATGCCTTCGATCCAGGACATCCACGACAACATCCGCGAGAAGCTCGGCCCGAACGCCGACCCCAAGATTCTCCAGGCTTCGCTGGCGGAAGGCACCCGCATGTACGCGGATGCGCTCAATGACCGCAAAGTGCAAGGCGAAAACATCACGACCCAGGCGCAACAGTGGCTGATCCAAAACGGCGGCAACTTCGCCGCGATGCCCGCGCAGCTCAAGTCGGCACTGGTCTCGGACGCTCCTGACAAGTGGGATAACCTACAAAACTTCGCCAAGAACATCGCGACACCACCGATCAAGTCAAACATGGCCGCTTATCACACCGCCATGCAGAATCCGGAAGAGCTGGCCAAGATGCCCGACTCCGTGTTCACTGACTTCGCCATGACCAATTTCGCCCCGACCGAGCAGAAACAGATCGCGAAGATTCGCCAGGATGAACTCAGCGGAAAGGCGGATGCGAGCGCCGGTGCGCTCCACACCCAGGCAGTCACGGCCGCACTGAACAATCGCCTGCTGTCCATCGGCATCGATCCGAAACCGAAAGCCAGCGACGAGAAAGCGAAGGAACAGATCGGCACCGTGCAGAAGTTCATCACCGATGGCATCTACGCGAACCAGCAACAGCTCGGGCGTAAGATGACCGGCCAGGAGATCAGCGATTACATCGATACGCAGTTCGCGAAAAACAACACGTTCAAGACCACGTTCCTGGGAATCCCGACGGGCACAACCACGGCGCCGTACTTGGGCATGAAACTGAACGATATCCCGTCAGAAGACGTTGCTGCTGTCAAGGCTTCGCTGGCGAAGAACGGGAATTCGGCACCCTCCAACGATCAGGTGCTGCGCACCTACTGGACATGGAAGCAAAACAATGGCCAATGAATTCGACGGGCTCGACGAAGCGGCAGCCGGTGTCCTGCACACCCAAGCTACGCAGATCCGCAACAACGTGCTCGCCACGCAGAACGAAAGCCCGGACCAGGCCGCCCAGTACCAGCACCTGGCGAAGTTCACCAACACCCCCATAGAAACCGTTTACGCCCAGCCCGACGCCATCAAGCAGCAGGCGGCCATGCTGCAACTGGACACCGGCAAGCTGACCGGCGACTACCCGCACCTGTCGCAGTTCCTGTCTGACCAGGACAACACTGCCAAGTCGCACGACGACATCCAACCCCTGGCCGGCGTAGAAGGCACCGCAAAAGCATTGCCACCCCCGGCGCCGGGCAGCGTGCCGGACCTTGATGAGAATGCCAAAGCCCCGCAGTCTGGCTTCGCCAAATGGTGGTCGGACAACATGGACTCCCTGTCCGATCTGCCGACCGACTTGGCCAAAGGCGTCGGCGCTTCGATCACCCAGGCTGAACGCGGGGTCAACCTGCTGGTCAGCTCGGTGCCGTCGGCATACGACAAAGCCGCCAGCCTGATCACCGGCCAGAACACGACCGCTGCCACCGATGCGTTCTACAAGATGTTCATCAATGGGCTGGACGACCAGGCGAGCGCTTTCGCGCTTTCGCCAAACGCCACCACGTTGTCCAAGGTTTCCCACGGCGCGGGCGCGCTGCTCGGCACCGTAGCGCAGATTGCCGCCACCGGCGGCATGAGTCTCGGCGCGCCGGCTGTTGAAGGTGCCACCGCGCTGGCGGGCACCCTGGGGGTAACGTCGCAAGCGGCGCGCGTTATGGCGTTCCCTGCGATCACCGGCGGCGTCAACACCGGGCACGATGTCTACGCCGAGACCGGCAGCCTGAAGGAGGCCGTCAAGGGCGCCATTGCGACGATGGGCACCACCACCGCCATGGGCTTGTTGCCTATGTCGCTGAATGGTGGACTGGCCACGCGTCTCGCCACCGGCGTTCCTGTCGGCATGCTGACCGGCGAAGCCAACCGCCAGGTGATGAACGCCGCGCTGCCAGCGAAGATGCAGGCCCCGGCCAACCTGGAAGACGCCATCGTGGGTGGCTTGACGGGGGCGCTGATGGCTGGTGCCATGGGCGGCAACCACGCCGTAATCCGTGACGGTTTGCAGGAAGTGCACGACAACGGACTCAAGGCCGAACAATCCGTGAACACGATGGAAAGCCTCCAAGCCCTGGCCGAGATGTCGGCAGCGTCCAAGCTGCGCGGCCGTGACCCGGACGCCTTTCACGACTTTGTGCAGAACATCAGCGAAGACGGCCACGCGCCGGACATCTACGTCGAAGCTAAAGCGCTTGGCGATGTGCTGAACCAATCAGGCATCAGCATGCAGGACCTGGCGACCAAGATGCCGGACGTGGCCGCGCAGTTCAAAGAAGGCATCGAGACCCAGGGGCTTATCCGCATCCCGGTCGCCGATTACGCCACGCACATCGCCGGCAGCCCGCTATCCGACGCGCTGCTGCCGCACATGAAGACCGACCCGGATGGCATGACCTACGAGGAGGGGCAGTCCTACCTGCAACAGCAGCAGGCGACAATGGATCAGCAAGCGCAAACCCTGGTCGATAAGCAACTGGCCCAGGATGCTCGCGACCAGCAGATCAGCGCCATCGGCGAAGACATCAAGACTCAGCTTGACGCCACCGGCCGCTTCCCGGAAAGCATCACCAAACCTTACGCCGCGCTGCACGAAGCGTGGTACGACACCATGTCGGAACGCATGGGCATGACGCCTGAAGAATTGCACCAACGCTTCCCGCTGAAGATCGTGGATCGTGGCCAGGGTGAGCTGGCGCAATCGGCGAAGGCTTCGGACTTCGGCAAGCAACTCGAGGCCTCAAGCCCGGGGCTGAAACTCGATCTTATGGGGGGTGAGGACGGTAAGCCCCTCGTCGTTTCCCGCATCGTCGTACCCGAGGAAGCGCGAGGCACCGGGGTGGGTACAGACGTGATGGGCAAGATTCTCTCAGAAGCGGATCGCCGGGGGGTGGCCGTCGCTTTAACCCCTTCCCCAGACTTCGGGGGCACCAAGTCCCGCTTAGTGGACTTCTATAAACGCCTGGGTTTCGTGGAGAACAAAGGCAAAAACAAAGATTACGAAATTAGTGAGGCGATGTACCGCCCTGCGCAGGAACTGAAGCAAGGCGAGCGCGGCGGCTTCAGCCCGTCCGACATGAGCATCCACTTGATGAAGGATGCCGACCTGTCAACGTTCCTGCATGAGTCCGGACACTTCTACCTGGAAGCGATGCACGATATGTCGGGCATTGAAGGCGCGCCGGAGAACGTCAAGACCGACTTCGACACCCTGCTCCAGTCTTTCGGCATCAAAGGCGAGACGCCGGAAGCCCGCGCTGCCGAGTGGGCCGGCATGGACATCAACGGTCGCCGCGCCGGGCACGAGCAGTTCGCCGAAGGCTTCGAGAAATACCTGATGGACGGCAAGGCGCCGACCACCGAGCTGCAAGGCATGTTCAGCCGCTTCCGCAGCTGGCTGCTCAACGTCTACCGCAACTTCGCCGGCCTGAATGAACAGTTGTCACCTGAAGTGCGCAGCGTGATGGACCGGATGCTGGCTAGCCAAGACGCCATCGCCACCGCCGAGAAGACCCGCAACTATGCCGCCATGGACCTGGTGAACGAGACCGGTCCCGATGTCGAGCAGTACAAAGCCCTGGGGCAGGAGGCCACGCAAACCGCCCTGGCCGATATGCAGGCCCGATCCCTGCGGGACATGAAGTGGTTGTCGAATGCAAAAAGCCGCAGCATGAAGGACTTGCAGCGTGAAGCACGAGGCGAGCGCAAGAAGATCAAGGAACAGGTGACCAAGGCTGTTGAGGCTGAGCCGGTGAACCGCGCGCGCCAGTGGCTGACCAAGGGCGAAACGGTCGACGCACAGGGCAATGACATCAAGGCGCAGGCCGGATTCAAGCTTAGCAAGGAAGCGCTGGATCAGCTGTACGCGCCAGGTGCGCTCGGCAACCCGGACCTGTCCGGACTGCGCGGCCTGACATCGAAAGACGGTCTGCACCCAGACCTGGTCGCGGAGATGTTCGGCTACAACTCGGCCGGCGACCTGATCAAAGACCTGACCACTGCGCCAAAGCCGGCCGACAAGATCGAAGGCATGACCGACCAGCGCATGTTGGAGGAGCACGGCGAACTGGTCGACCCGGTGAGCATCGAGCGCGCCGCCGAAGCCGCGATCCACAACGAAGCCCGCGCCAAAATGATGGCCACCGGCCTGAAGATCCTGACGAAATCGCCAATGTCTTCCGCGCTGCTGAACAAAGCCGCCAAGGACGCTGCTGATACCGCCGTCGCCGCCAAGAAGATCGGCGAGCTGCGCCCGGCGCAGTACAGCGCAGCCGAGGCCAAAGCGAACAAAGAGTTGCTTAAGCTGGCGCCGAAAGATTCGGTCGGGGCCGCACAAGCGCAGCGCGCGGCGCTGTTGAACAATCGGCTGTTCAAGTCGGCCAGTGAGGCGGTCACCGACGTGCAGAAGGGCTTGACCTACCTCAAGCGTTTCAACAAGGATTCGGTGCGCGAGAAAATCGACGTGGATGTGCGGGACCAGATCGATGATTTGTTGGCACGGTTCGACCTGCGCGCAAACCCGAACGACAACCCAACCCGGGCCATGGAAAACCTGGAGCAGTGGGTCGAGGCGCAGCGCGCCGCCGGTTTTAACCCAAGCATCTCGGCCGACATGTTCAAGCCCGCTTACCGTACGCCCTACCGCGACATGACCGTCGAATCGTTTCGAGGCATGGTCGACACCATTAAGTCGATGGAGCACTTGGGTAAAGAGCGCAACACCCTGATGCTGGACGGCGAGAAATTCGACCTGAAGGATTTTGTTGACAACGAGATCGTGCCGAAGCTGCGTGAGCACGGCCAGAAGTTCACGGCCGAGCAGCTTTACGACCGCCCTGAGAATATCGGCGCCAGTGATCTGCGTATCGCTCTTGACCACTTCAGCAGCACGATGCGCGGCATCCACGCCCAGCTGACTCCGCAAGAGTTCAAGCGTAACGCCTACGACCGGCACGAGCTGCTTGGACCTTTCGGCCGCGCGATCACCGAACCGGTGATGCAAGCCAACTACAACAAGGTGCGCATGCTTGATGGTCTGTCGAAAGAATTTGCGGCCAAGGGTAAAGAGCTGGGTAAGAAGTGGCAGGAAGCCCGCACTGACATGGTCGAGAACAACACCCTTATCGATGCCATCGCAACCAGGGATGCTGGCGAACCACGCTACCTGAAGATCACCCGAGGTCGGATGCTCGGCATGGCCATGCACATTGGCAACGAGTCGAACTTCGACAAGCTGGTCAAAGGCTACGGCTGGAAGCCTGAAGCCGTATGGGGCTTCCTCGCGAAGAACATGACGGCCAAGGACTGGGACGCGGTACACACCGTGTGGAAGCTGTACGAGAAACACTTCCCGGACATGCTGGCGATGTACAAACGCCTGGGCCAGACCGCGCCGCCGAAGATCGAACCGCGCCCTTTCCAGATGACCCTGGCCGACGGGACCGTCATCGATTCGCCTGGTGGCTACGCCGCAATCCGGTATGACTCGCTGCGATCCAAACGCGGCGAGCGCGACGAAAACGCTCGTGCCATCGACCCGTCGCACGGCTTGTTCGGCCCGGACGCCTTCAACCGCAGCACCACGACGAACGGGAGTATGAACGCCCGGCAGGA